CCCACTCCTGCTATCGCTTTCCATGGCGTCATCCTCCGGCACCCGCCGCCAAGCGGGTGCGAGTTGTGGCTCAACTCGCCGGATCTTGACGCCTTTTTTACTTTTCTACCAACTTCGCGACACTACCAAAGAGAGCGGTCTGCCAAGACTTGGAAGACCCTCTATAACAATAGGGGTGATAGCGCATAGAAAAAGGATAATCAATTTATATTTGAGTATCCATTTGTTGATTTGAGTTAATAAATCCATTGTTTTTACTTTATCATTCATTGTCTCCTTTAATTCAGTTAATTCAGTTACCTCAACATCCTTCACCACCACCAAATCACTCACCCCACTGGTGAGCTGAGTTAAAGTTATATCGACCGCTATCTCATCTCCTATTGTCTGGCCATTAAAATGATGACAGACCACTTTTTCCACCTCTAAGGGAAGGTATACACTAAAAAGATAGCTTTGTCAATAGACTAGGTGTAAAAAGTGAACGTAATGTGGCAAGCGATTTCTCTGTCAGAGGTTTCAGGCGGCGGCGTTCTCGACCGTAATTTGGGCGTAACGCTCGCCCTGCGCCGGCTCCACTGTGCAGATCGCGATGGGGGGAGTCGACGATTAAAACGATCACCGTCAATCTGATCAATGATGTCGCGGCCATCGACATTGCACGGCTGCCAGCCTGCCCCAATCGGCCGACCGCGGACGGCCTTGCGAATCGCGCGCGCCTTGGCGACGGTGCGCCGGGGGATTTGCCGGAGCGCTCGGCAAACGGTCACGACAAAATGGTGATCCGGCGGTCATGCTGCGCAAACGGATCGCGGGCTGGGGATGGCTGAACCGTCGACGCCCGCCACGTCCCAGGGGCGTTTCCGCCCAACGGCGGGGCATTCCTGCGCGGGCCCGGCGCCAACAGCTTGCCCCAGTCGGCGGACTGCTTGCGGCTAACGCCGATGTCGTCGAGGGTTAAGACATTCCCGACCGGAATGTCTAAGTTGTGCCGGTTGTCTCCTTGCTTCGCCAGCCGCCCCGCAGCGCGCTGCTCCGCCATCATCTCGGCGACGACCTGCTGCGTGTCGACGGGCTCTAAACCTTTTTCCGGCACTAACATACTTGACTGACAACCGTGCTAAAGTGCGGTTGACGTGACACAGGCCGGGGTTCTGGACTTATTTCTGGTTTATTTCGATCGTGCTGACATCGCTTTGGATCGACGATACATCGGACTGTATTGAACTTACATCCGATTGAGTTGAACTCGCATCGCTTTGGATCGAGCTTACGTCCGACTCCATTGAGCTTACGTCGGATTGGATCGAGCTAGTGTCGGACTCCATAGAACTAATCTTGTCGTAAATTCCGTACAGATAGGCGATCGCAGCCAGATAAATTAGACCGCGACCAATCTTGCGAAAACGCACCCGCCATTTTTCCGAGATCATTTTCCTTCCCCTTGGAAAAGCGAAAGGCCGAATCTTTCGATCCGGCCCTTCAGAGAGCACTTGGCGGCTGCGAGATTTTCATCCTTTAGCCCAACCGAATGACTCCCGCTTGCTAGGCAGATGAATAGTAATCGCACGAAAGAGCGGGGGTCAAGAAGGTATAAAACGCCCCGGACGGGACTCGAACCCGCATCCCATCGCCTAGCAAGCGAGTGCTCATCCGATTGAGCCACCGGGGCAATCACAAAGTTATTCGTTGTTTTCGCGGCGGTCCACGGGCATTGGGGCCGTTTTGTGGCCTCGACGGTCGTCTGTGGTTATGGCTTGTGGACATCCCTGTTAGTTAGCGATGTTCCACGACTTGCAACAGACACGGGTGCGGGATATAAACTCTTGTGTCGGTAGGGGTCCGCTAAACGATCCGACAGCGAATATATGAAGAACATTTACGATGCGTTGCGATCGAAGGAAACTGAGTTGGCACGGTTGCAACAAGAGATCGAGATCTTGCGCTCGGCAGCCAAGCTTCTGACCGACGATACTGACGCCAAACCGGACGCCCCTAAGGTTTCCCACGGCCCGATTAGTCTGACACAGCTACAGATGATTTGCGGTGTGCTGACAGATAAGGGACAGCCGATGCGACTGGACAATATTGTCGTCGCGATCGAACAGAAATATCGTCAAAAAATCAAAAGCAACAATTTGAGTTCCTTGATTTACCGGAATCTTAAATCAAAGAACAAACTGCTTCGGAAAGAGGCGGCACCGAACACATTCGGACTAATCGAGTGGCCAGCAGTTATCAAAAGGCATGAATTGAACATTAATTCGCTGCCGCTAATATCCGTATCGAATGAATCAGAAGGGCATCGAGAATCTTGAAAAGAATTGCGCCGCCAGTGTTGCAGCACTGACGGCGTAGGTCGGGAAACAATCCCCTCTTGGTCCTCCGACCGGGCCTCGCGCTTACAACGGGGCCAAGAGGGTGGCTCACCCACCGGGTGAAGGGCAGGTGATGCTCAGTGCGGAAAATCCGCATGTTATAGATTAGCGCGCGCCCTTCGGGGCGCGCAACTCTTTTTGCTTTAATCGCTTCCGCTGGACGAAAGCGCCTCGACGAATCGCTCGCCGTCTGTGGCCTTGCGGTTATTGAAGCGAAAAGCCTGTTCGTCCATACGAGCGCCATGCGTCGCTGAAAATATACGAGCCACCTTGAACGTGTTCGCGCACAAAACCTTGAAGCGTTGGGCCGCTCGTATCCGCGACGTGCCGCAAGCGAATCTTTTTGGTCTTGCGGTCCAACAGGCCCATCACGATTGCTTTACCGGCGCCGCCCGTGTCCGTGATCTTGGCCTTTTTGTCCTTGTGCATGAATCGAGCGGCGCCACCGATAAAAGACTCGTCAACCTCAAATGCGCCAGAGTCTCTTTCAAAGCTCCCGCTCTGCATCGCAAGCCGGATGCGATGTCACAAGTCGTAGAGGCGGATGTTCCTCAACAGCGCGCGTTGCTGGGCGTCGTGCTCCGGGTCGCGCGCGGGCTGTTGGCGTGCCCAATTGAGAAATTGCGCCAAGGCATCGACGCAATCGTCATGCGCGCCGTTGGGGGGTCCTCTCCGCGCAGCAAGGCCGGAAAACCCGCGTCTCGCGCCCTTTCTCAACGCAACTGGCACCCTGGTCTAGGTTTCGTCTTTCGAGGGCAACTAGGGCTGTCTGCGCCTGTTTGGTGGGCGGATCAACCCGTGTCGCGCTGCCTACGGCTGTAAGGCGGGCGTTGCCGCAGAGCTCAACCTGAATGCCGCTGTATCGCGCTGGTTGGAGGCTTAATTTAATGAAACTTCCCGCGATCGCGCTTGCCTTAACCGTGAGCTGGTATTTGATGGAATCCCCATACAATCCACAACTTCAAGGCGATGGTCATTTCTATCATTGTGTAGCTTCGGACGATCCAGAGCTGAGTGCGCACGAAGAATACCCGAAGCTCGATGGTGCTCCGTTATGGCGCTGGGACACGCTCGCAGTATTCGATAATCGACAAGACTGCGACCAAGCCGCACAGTTTCAGTTCTTCGATTCATTCATCAGGAACCAGTCTTCGCATCCCTCGACGAAGGGGGAATGAGGGCGCCCGGGGGGCCGAAACCCCGAACGCCCTCCCGGCTGCGGTTTGCGACCGCGCGGATGGCGCGAACCGTTCGCACGACGCTCCCGCAATGGCTTCCCTATATCGAAAATCCGAATTCCGCAGCGTCGCGGAGATAACGAGAAACGTGTGATTCCGGCTCCTCGATCCGTCCTAGTTTGTTGTACTCCATTACCGGGATCCAAGCCGAATATCGGACGCCTTCATCGGCCAGCGTTTGGCGAAAATCGTGCTCGGCCGCGCTGGCGATGGAGAGTTCCCGCATCGCCTTGGCGACCCTCAGCACCAGTTGGTGATGGTGCGCTCGCAGCCCCTCGCAGATTTCCTTGGAGAGCCTATCTCGCAGATGCTCGAGTTCGCGGTTCTGCAAGTTGCAGGCTTCGACAAGTGTGTCCCGCTCCTCGATGGCCGCATTTATGTCAGCCTCAACCTGATGCGCCGGCGTCCGCCCGGTAAATTCGACAGAATGGCCCGTAATAAGCGCGCGGGCCTTCGCCTGGCGCTCCGAACCGCTCATTGACCCTTGGGCCTCACTTCGTTCACTCAGGAGCGCCGCCACCCGGCGCTCGGCCGCGTCTCGACGGCCGTTCAACTCCTGCAGCCGTTTGTTTTGGGCGATCCATTCTGGGAAATCCTCAAGTCTCGGTGTTTTCACTGACATTCCTCTTCCTCCATCAACTATAATTTAGGGCCCAGCGGAGCACGGATAATTTGCTCCGTAAGCCATGCGGTCCACTATCAAGCCTGACGCTCACGTCGGTGCTCGCATAGGCGGGGTAAGTCACCGGCCCCACGTCAAACAATTTCACTTTCTTGAGCGTGCGGACCATTGCGCCGCCGGCGCCCTTGCTCCAGGCTTCGTCGAGTACATCGAAGCCTATCGACATCCCCGACACGTCGCCGCGGCGGACCGCTGTAACCAGGTCCCGAGCATTCTTGGTAGCTGGAAGCGCGATTTCGATCGCGAGGCCCTTGCTGTCCTCGCGCAGCGTCAGAGTGCCGGCCTTGTTGCGGCCGAGAATGAAATTCGGGTCATGATTGAACAGCGCGCGGATATCGTCGCGCCGGATCGAATCCACAAAGGCGCCAGGTGCAATCTTCTCTGAGAACCTGCCCAGCTCGGCGACATCGTTGAAAACGGCGGCATGACCGATCAGGCGGCCGGCAGAGCCCACAGCGCTCGACGTGAAGCGCAGCTCGATATCGCGGCTCGGGAATAACCGCCATTCACGACCGGGGAGATTGAGCGGCTTCATCGGCGGCCTCGGCGACGGACCAGTCTGAGCTTGGGTTTCAAGCCGAGCTTGTTTCCAAAGCGAAGCGCCGCGATATGAAAATGTTTGATCATGCCGCGTAGCTGAGCTTCTGTTTTAAGCGTTTCGCTGAGCTTGCCCTCTATCCTCGCGATCATCGCCCGCGCAAAACACCACGAGCCAAAGAGTTCCCCTGTTTCCGCCGCGTGGTCAGGAACACGCACACGCCCGACGTTCCGATTCCAGATGCGCCGCACGTCCGGAGCCATCGGGGTTGATGACTTCAATGGCGCGCGCTTGCTGTTCACTTCGCCTTCCTCGGCACAACGCCCACGGCGTGCAACGGATCGAAGGAGAACTCGCGATCATTCTGCCTCGAAGGCGGCAAGGATATGCGCGGCCGTGCTACCGGGCTCATGCCGAACTCTCCGGCAAGACTGCGCATCGTGTGCTCCGCGTCGTTGATGATGTTGATGAGCGGATGCTTTACCTGCGAGCCCTTATCGTTGGTGTAGAAGTACGGACACCCATTTTCCTTGAACTGCCGGCTCGCATCAGCAAAGCGTCCGTAGGCCTCGCACCATGCGGCTAACAGGCCAAGGTCGGGGCCCGTGAGCATCCCGATTTCCACGAATTCCTTAGCGCGACGCTTCCATTCGCCCCGCGCAGTCTCGCCTAAGAACTCTGGAGGCGCCGGGGTCCTCATAATCACACGCGGGCGGGGTTCGTTGTCGTTTAGCGGCCGGTGGCCAGGGAAACCCCTGAGGACTTTGAGCCGGGTTGGTACTGATTTTCTTCCTTTCACTTAGATGCCTCTACGAGAACTTCAACGAATACTTCAATTTTGCGGGCGTGTGCGTGTTCCCGCCACACGGACTGCGGGGCGAGCCCGCTTGGAGATCTGGATACCCATACGCTACTATAATAGTCTAGTTTTAGCTTTGTTATGCACTGTTTAGTTAACGGACGTTTACTGATTCTCTCATGGTCTTGGCGCTATGACATGACTTGCAAATGCTAGCTAAATTACTCACATCCAAGCGAGCGCCGCCGGCGCGGATAGGTATTATGTGATCGACCTCAGTAGCTGGCGTGACTCGACCCAGAGCAGCACAGGCACGGCACAGAGGCTCGCGCAGCAACACATGCTGTCTGAGCCAGCGCCAGCGCCGATCGTAGCCGCGCTGGCTGGCTGAGGGCCTGCCCGCGTCCTGCTGGCGGTAGTGGGCTGCTTGATGGGCCGGGCAGCGCGATCCTTGAGCAACCAGAGCGGGACAGCCCGGTGTCGAGCACGGATGATTGGGTTTAGTGGGAGGCATGTCCCAACTCCCTGTGCAGCGACGGCTGTCGCATGTGACACAAGCAGCGATTATAGCCGTCGGAATTCCAGCACTCCGCGTGCTCGTCGCGCTCGCAGGGATAGCAGCGCCTCGCGCCCTCGGCGTTGTCCATGTCGGTCTCGCTCTCGGGTAGCAATGCCGTGGTTCTCATCGGGCAACCCTCTCGACATAGGACGCGAAGGCGGCCGACTGCCTTATGCGCGTACCTACAAGTTGTAACAAATTATCTACGCCCGGCTTCGAGTAATTCAGTACAAGTCCGATCGCCTCTCGGGTTACGCCTCTACGACGAAGCACCTCAGCTGCGCACGCGAGCTTGAGCGATCGCGCGCCATGAGGGCCGCGGCGCCGTGACTTGAAATCATCCGGGCGGAGATCGAGGCGCGCGCAGAGATCGGATCTAAGCTGGTCCGCCTCTGCAGCGGTCCGCGACAAAATGTTCACTTCGGCCCGCAGGAACGTAAGCTCGCGGACTGCGCGGCCCAACGCTGGGCGCAACACGTTGCCGACGTCATGCGGCGATGTATCGATCGAGGGGTTACTCGCGAGCGCTGACCAACTGCGCAGATCTGCGTTGCCTATTCTTTCGATTCGATCTTCGCTCATAAAGAGACCTCGAGTTCAAGGTGTCGGCGGCGCATTGCTAGAGATACGTACCGTAGAGGCAGCGCGGGTAGCGCCGGCGCGATTACCCTGCATGATGTCTGCGGCCATCGGGGACGTTCCGCGAAACTGACTTCGTGCAACCATGCCTCGTTGATCGTCCATACCTGCTCGCCGTGAACCAGTTCGGTACGGGCGTCAAAGGTATTGAAGCCGCAGGACATTCCACGGATGCGCGGCAAGAATTCCAGCAAACGAGGATGCGCGACGTCGTTCACTTCCATCGTGAATTTTAGGCCCACGTCATCTACTTCAAGGTGCAGGCTTCCGTCGGTGCGCCGCGCATAAATCTCCGCATCTTGATGATTGAGCAATACCTTGATTTCGTGATCGTCATACTTGAAGGAAGAATCGAAACAACCTGACGCAAATCGCGCGTGCAGGTTCAGAAAGTCGAACGACTTCCTCGGTGCAAAGGGCTCGGCGGTTAGCGCGTCGAAGATGGCGGCGTATCCGGCTAGTTTCATTGGAGGCCTACTGACTAATCGTCTCACTGTTCCTTGGTTTGCAGCCCCAACAGGGCGCGCAAGCGCTTTTCGATTTCGAGGCGTTCCTCTTCCAAGGAGGGCAGACAGTCAAGATTGCGCGCTCCCGCCGTCAACATTTCGATTTCGCGTGCGTAGCGTGTGGCTTCAGCCATTTGCAAATCTTTGTCAGTCATCATGCCGGCCACCCTTTGCGGAATTGGCCCGTAGGAGCCTCGTACAGCCCGCCGTTTCGGGAATTGGCAGTGTGGTGTGGATTCATCGAACTACGCCTCGCCTAGCCCGCCCTTTGACCGCCCCTCGTCGCATCGATGCGTGGCGTACCAGAGTGCGCGCTGCATGGTTGGCCCATCTTTCGGCTTCTCGCCACAACGAAGGCAGTAGCCGTTTGGGCCGCTAAATTTGCGTAGGAACTCGCGCCGCACGTCATCGGATTTGTTTATGTCGGACATTTCGTCTCCTAAAAGCAGTTGCTCGCGCGCGCGCGTGAAGTCTGGGGTTTGAACCTCTTCGTGACTCTCTTGGTAAATAATCCATATATATATTGATGTTTTACGAAGGGGTTCATTTGGTCCCCTTCGAGACGGAATGAACCCCTTCGAAGAGGTTCAAAATGCTCCATGAAGGGGTTCATTGGTCCTCTTCGGTCAAGTCCTTGTCTCCGTAGGAGTTCCGTCGAAGGAGTTCATTTGTGTAGATATAGAGGGAGGGAACGCCGTCCACGGCCCGGTGAACCCTTTCTTTGAGCACTTCACGCCCAGCTCCCATCTCGCCCGCTTTAGCGTCGTCTCGCTGATGTTGCGCTCCCGAGCTCGATCCTCGATTTCCGTCACTGGCCGCGGACCAGTGGCAAGCATTTCCCGCCAGATGCTTTTCGCGATTTCCAGCTTGCTTCCGCCGCTAGCGTCCTTCTGCGCTTCCTGTTCCCGGCGAAGCACGTCATTGAGGTTTTCGGCAATTTCGCCCTTGATCCATTCGATGGTGGCGCGCCCGTTGTCGGTGCCAACGATTCGGAAGGCTAGTCCTGGCATCTCCGGCCCGACGTTGGATTTTCCGAAGAGCATCAATCGCCGGTTGGTATCCTCAGGGTCACGTGCAAAGCCCCACACAACGCGCGCCGCGGCCGGGAATGCCACGCTCCCTGAAATTCGTTCAAGCGAGTTTCCCGCGCTGCCTTTGTTAAAATGGGTCACCGCCAGCACCGTGACATTCCGCCGTTCGGCGAGTTCCGCCAACGGGTCGAGAACGTCAGTGCGCACCTCGGCGTTTTTATGAGAATCGACCCGCCCCATGTATGCCGAGACGGGATCGATGACGACAAGGCGCGTCTCCGGATTACGATCGAGCGTACGCTCGAGGTGCGGCAAGTCGCGGGCTAAATTGAAACTGCGACGGATAATTTCTCCGGACTCGTTTGCCTCGCGCAGGCGGCGCGCGAGCACCACGTGGCCTTTGGCGGCACTGAGCTCGGAGAGTCGCGGAACGATGGTGTCCTCGATCGAGTCCTCGGCCGAGAACACAATGGAATTGGCTATCTGACCATTCGGAGATCCATCGGGCCACATGGCGCCGGTGCTCAGGCGTGCAACCAAGTCGAGGGCAGCGAACGATTTGCCGAGCCCAGGATGGCCAACGAAGAGGACCAACTTGCCAAGCGGGATGCGACCGGTCCACAGCCAGTGCAGTGGCCTTTCGTGCACGTCTGATGCGTTGAATGTCTCAAGCCCGACAATCGGCAACTCGACCGGGCGCGCCATCTCGACCAGCGCGCCCCATTCCGATTCGAAGCCGCCAGGATCGGTGAGCATCTTCACATGAAGCTCGTTCGCATCCTTGACGGCCGCCTTCTCCATCTCGACAACGGCAACCTGGCCCTGGAACTCAAGTTCCGCGAGTCGGCTCGTACATCCCTTTTCGTATACTTCGCCTCCATGATCGTTTTCACGAACAATGAAAACTTGCTGGAAGCCTGCGACGTGTGGGAGCTGCAGAATCTTGCAATTATCGGCGCCCGGAATTCCGATCGCGGTCATGTCGTGGGCCCACAACGTCAAGCTGTCGCTCTCGCCCTCGACGAGGAAGAGGTCCTCGACCCCACGCTTGCGCGCTTCGTCGAGGCGCCATAGTCCATAAGGAACCGGTCTGCCTTCGGCCTTGTTCCAGATGAACCGCTTATCGCCGGTGAGCGAAAGGCGAATCCGCTGTCGCGGGGCGCGCTGGCCGTTTAACAAATTGTAGTGAAATACGAGTGCGGATTTCTCTTCGACGACGCCGCACTGAGTCAGGAACTCAAGAGGTATCCCCTTTGCTTCTGCGAACTGTGCAAGGGTCAGAGGGTTGGGGGCTCCTGAATGATTGTGTCTGCTACCATTTGATGCGACCCCGTTACGTGGAGCGAGAAATAGATCCGCGAGCGTCATCCCCGCCGCCGCTGTGACGCGCTCGGGACTGCACCCCGCATGACAATCGATGAGAGTGCGATCGGACTTGAATGTTATGGAAAGGCTGGCTTGTTGGTCGGGATGCGCTTTACATTTGGCCAAGTATCCGTCACCAACTTTTCGGACGCCTTCAAATCGCGCGAGAAAATCGTTTTGTGTCACCGGGCACCTCGATCCCAGGAGCCGAGGAAGCCCGCCTGCATATGCTCAAGAATTTCGCTGTAATTCTGGGCGACAGCAATTGCGTGCCAGAGAGGCGCGTCAACATCGAATTCGATATGCTGCCCATCGTCCGTCAGTCTCAGTCGATATCCGCGCCGCCGCGCGATCGCTAAAAGGGATGGCGCGGCCATATCGGTTGCCAGCTCGTCGAAGGTCGGCCCGCAGACGGGAATTCCCGCGTCGGTTGCGGCTTGCAAAAACGCCTTGAGCTTCATGCGAGTCCGAGATTCGTTTCGAGCTTGCTCTCAACAACCTGGCCGAGCAGCGCACGGAGATGCTCAAGCGCCGGCTCGATCAGCTCACCGAGGACGCGGTTGTTTTCGAAATCGAGATCCGTCTCGCCGGCGATGTTGACGCGAAGCGAGCGGTCCCGCCTGACCACAATCATTATGGCGATGGGCTCCGCGCGGTTCTTATACATCGGTTGCGCCGGCTGCGATCTTTTCGAGGGCGGCCCGAGGAATTCTCAACAGTCCCGACAGTTTGACCGAAGGCAAAGCGCCTTCGTTGACCATCGCGTAGATCTTTGCCCGACTGCACTTCAATTCGGCCGCGACATCATCGACTTTTAAGAAAAGCGTTTTTTCTGGCTGTCGTTCGGCATTGTCGTTTTTCTTCATGACAATGTTTCTTACATCCGGGGCTTGCCCCTGTCCACGCTTGTCGATATGATTACTGAGACACGTTAAATGCCAATAAGCTGAGACAATAAATATGGCTACAAAACGGCACGACAAACGCCCGTCGGAATCGTTGGCGGCCGAGCGAGCCGCAGCGCGCTATGTAAAAGGACTTCCCGATGGATGGGAGAGAAAGCCGCCTGATGAGCCGCCTGATGAGGGAGTTCGGGCCCCTGCTGGTTTGGTTGAGTCCGAGCACCGGCGGGCGCCGGTATTGCAGAGCGCGCGGGATAAGTTCTCCGCGGCCGCGCGCGTCGTCGGCCAACGGCCGGCGCAGCGGCTCCGATGGCTACTCGATATCATCGAACGGCCGAGGGAAGAGATCATCGCCAAATTGTCGCGCCCCAGCGATTTGGCCTTCGAGCTATCGATCTTCACCGGGATAGCTGACCCGCAAGAATTCAGGCTGTGCCTGGCTGAAGTAATCAGCGCGATCGAGGCGATCGAGCGCAGCCTCCGTGCGCTTGGTCAAACAAAAATATGGACGATTGAATTTCCTGGCGATGTTTCCGGGCTTGTCATTCATCGATCTTTTCAACCGCGAAATATTCAGCGCAGGGTGCGGCAGAGATCCGGCGCCGAAGCAGCTTACTTTGACGCAGGGGAGCTTGCCGCGAAATTATTTCTCCGCATCGACGACATTATCGCGGCAGAGGGCCAGCGAGTTCGCGAGTGCCGCTCAGAGGCCTGCCAGCATTTATTTGTCAAGAGACGGCGCGCTGACTTCTGCGGGGAGCGCTGCGCACTACGCGAAAGGAAGCGCCGCTACAGAGCGAAACTCGGAAACGCCAAAGTCAATGAACGCGAACGCGAGTACCACAACAAAAGCGAGGGAAAATCATGAATGGTCGCCGAGGACGCAACGAAGGCTCCATCACCGAACGCCTGGACGGCCGCTGGGAGGCCCGCATCAACCTCGGTTGGCAACTCCGCCCGGACGGAAAGCGCCGACGCCATCGCAAGTGCTTTTATGGGGCAACGCGCGCGGCGGTTCAGGCCCAGCTCACCGCGGCGCTCCGCGATCAAGATCAAGGCTTACCGATCCCGACCGATCAGCAAACCGTAAGGGAGTTCCTCGGCCGCTGGCTCGACGATTCGGTCAAGCCGAGCGTCAAACAGCAGACGCACGATCAATACGCACAGAGCGTGCGCTTATATCTGGCGCCGGATGATGCGCTCGGGAAAATCCGTCTCACGAAACTTGCGCCGGCCGACGTGCAGCGCCTGATCAATGCGAAACTCAAGGCCGGGCTTTCGCCGCGGACCGTCCAGCTCGCGCTCGTCGTCTTGCGCCGCGCTCTCGATCAGGCGGTCAAATGGAGCCTCATCGCGCGCAATGTCGCGAAGCTCGTTGACCCGCCCAAGATGGTTCGACCGAAGGGGCGGCCGTTCACGCCGGCCCAGGCGGTCACGTTCCTGGAAGCAATCAAGGGCAAGAGACTCGAGGCCGTGTGTACGCTGGCGCTGCTTGGGCTCCGCCAAGGCGAGCTGCTCGGCCTTCGCTGGCAAGACGTCGACCTCGAAAAGCGAACGGTGACGATCTCGCAATCGTTGCAGCGCATCGGCCGCAAGCATCACGATGGAGCAAAACGAAAAAGCACGCTTCAATTCGTGGATACGAAAACCGATCGTAGCCGGCGCACCCTCGCCCTGCCTGACTTCATCACCGCCGCGCTGCGCGCCTACCATGTCCGCCAGATCGAGCGGCGCCTGGCTATGGGCCGGGATTGGCACGAGTCCGGCCTGATGTTCACGACCGGAATCGGAACGCCGATCGAGCCGCGCAACCTCTATCGCGACTTCAAGCTGCTGCTCGCGAAGACCGAGCTTCCCTCGATCCGCTTCCACGACCTCCGGCATTCGGCCGCTACGCTCTTACTGGCGCGCGGCGTACCAATGCGCGCGATCATGGAGTTGCTCGGCCACAGCCGGATCGGCGTGACGATGGATACCTATGCGGCCGTGATGCCAGAGATGATGCGCGAGGTCGCGAATACGATGGACGTATTCCTCGGGGGTGGCGGAAAAGTTTGACGACCAAACTTGACGACCAAACGGGCGGACAAGGGTGACAAATGGAGACGCGGACGGAATCTAACCCGGTAGGAATGCTTTGATTTTGCTAGCAGCGGACGCCCGTGGACTCTTTAAACGGAAACTGAAAATCTTCGTGTCGGCAGTTCAATTCTGCCCCTGCCCACCACAATCGATTCCATTAACTCGACGGCCCTAAACAGCTTTCGGTCTCAGCGCGGCGAACTTTGCGACGACATTCCGAGATGCCTGCTGACCGGTCCCCGGGGCGCGCTTGAGTTTGCGCGACCGCCCGCCGGCAGACAATCATATTTGACTTATAATTATCTACTCTGTTAAATCTATACTTATCAAAACTTAAACAGATTTTCTTTATGTAATTTGAGACTGAATGGATTACTTTCCTCCCTTTATGAGATTCAACCTCTGCCGGGGCGGCGCCCTTTAACACAGTTAGGAGCCTATGAAACTCGTCGAACGAATCTCCACACAAAACGCCACACAGTCGGCCCAGACGCCGGCGCGCACAGAAGTGGCCTCGCAATTTTGAACAGTGCGATAAGTGGAAACTCCGGGCAAGATGCTGGGCCGAGGCAGGCTTGGCGAGAAGGAGTTTTCGATGGTCAAGAAATCGGGGCGGCGCACCCGCCGCAA